ACTTCAAGGTGGCGATGCGCGCAGCCATTGAGGCCGAATACCCGATGCATCACAACAGCCGCATGGACAACTTGCGCCGAGCACTGCGCAACATCGAAGCGCTGTTCGATGAGCGCAAAAAACCTTGCGCTGCCGCTGCAGCCTTGATATAGTGCCGAAATCTGATAGCCTAGCCGCTGTCACCACCAAGCCGCTTAGGAGCAATCCAAGCGGCTTTTTGCTTTCGGACAATCCGCAAGGAACCCAGGAAGGCTTGAAATGATTCAAGACCAATCAAGTCACGGTGGAGCGCGCACGGGCGCCGGCCGCAAGCCTGGATCAGCCACAACGCGGACGCGCGAGATCGCCGACAAGGCCGTAGGGAAGGGCATCACACCGCTGGAGGTGATGCTGCTGTCGATGCGCTTTCACATGGCCGAGTTCGACAAGTCGCAGAGCCTGGACGCGCTCAGCAGCGCTTGCCTGTCGGCCAAGGATGCAGCGCCCTACATTCACCCGCGACTGGCTGCGGTGGAGCATTCAGGCGATGAGAACAACCCTTTGCAGCACTCGATCCGGGTGACATTTGGCTGAGATCGATGCCTGGTTTCCCGAAAAGCTCAAGATCCTGTTCCAGCCTGCCCGCACCAAGTGCGTCAGAGGCGGGCGCGGCTCGGGCAAGAGTTGGGGATTCGCTCGGGCGCTGCTGATCCAGGGGTCGACCAGGCCGATGCGGGTGCTTTGCACGCGGGAAGTGCAGAAGAGCATTCAGCAGTCGGTGCACCAGCTGCTGCGCGACCAGATCGAGGCGCTGGGCCTGTCGGCGTTCTACGAGGTGCTGGCCACCGAGATCCGGGGCAAGAACGGCACGCAGTTCTTTTTCAGCGGCTTGAGCGACCAGACGGCTGAGAGCCTGAAATCTTTCGAAGGCGTGGACGTGTGCTGGTGCGAGGAAGCGCAGGCGATCAGCAAGCGGTCGTGGGACATCTTGATCCCGACGATTCGCAAGGATGACTCGGAGATCTGGATCAGCTTTAACCCGCAGCTCGAGAGTGACGAGACTTACCGGCGGTTCGTGAGTGCGCCGCCGCCAGATTGCGTCAGCATCGAGATGAACTACGAGGACAACCGGCGCTTCCCGAAAGTGCTGGAGGCCGAGCGGCTGCACGCCGAGGCGACGATGAAGCGCGAGGACTATGCGCACATCTGGGAGGGCAAGTGCAAGCCGGCAGTCGAGGGCGCGATCTACTTTGACCAGATGTCGCAGGCGGGCAGCAGGATCGGCGCGGTGCCGCACGACCCGCTGCTCAAGACGCATGCGGTGTGGGACTTGGGCTACAACGACTCGATGTCGATCATCCTGGCGCAGAAGGTGGCCAGCGAGATCCGCATCGTCCATTACATCGAGGGCAACCAGCGCACGCTGGCCGACTACAGCGCCGAGTTGCGCGCGCTGACGCTGGACGGCCAGCCGATCAACTGGGGCCACCATTACCTGCCGCACGACGGGTTTGCCAAGCGGCACCAGACAGGCAAGCAGGACGCAGAGGTGCTGGGCGGGTTTGGCTGGACGATCCAGCGCACGCCAAGCATGGATGTGGAGCAGGGCATCAAGCGAGCCCGCGACGCGTTCAGCCGCATCTACTTCAACAAGGACCGCTCGGCCAGGCTGCTGGAGTGCTTGAAGCGCTACCGGCGCCAGATCAACGGCACGACCAACGAACCCGGCGCGCCAGTGCATGACGAGTTCAGCCACGGCGCGGATGCGTTCCGCTACCTGGCGCTGTGCGTAGACCAGATGAGCAATGACGAATACGGCGGCAAGTTGAAGTACCCAAAGCTGGCCTACGCCTAGGACCGCAATGACAGAACGCATGACGGAAGACACGCTGCGCGCGATCACCGATCAGGAGATGCGCGCCGCCGTGGGCTTTTTCAGCGGCAAGCTGGCCCAGCAGCGGCAGAAGGCTATGGTGTACTACCTCGCCGAGGCCAAGCTCGACCTGGCCCCGCCCGAGGTCGAAGGCAGGTCGTCAGTGATCTCGCCTGACGTGCGCAACACCATCGAGTCGATGCTGCCGCAGCTGATGGTCAAGTTCTCGGGCTCCGACAGGATTGTCGAGTTCGAGGCGCAGAAGCAGGGCGACGAGGACAAGGCCGAGCAGGCCACCGATTACGTCAACCACATCTTCCACGTCAAGAACCTCGGCGAGCGCATCACCTACACCTGGATGAAGGACGCCTTGCTGAGCAAGAACGGCATCGTCAAGGTGTGGTGGGACACGCGCAGCGAGGAAAAGCGCGAGGAATACAAGGGCCTGTCTGACGTCGAGCTGTCGCAGCTGATGGACGACGAAGAGATCGAGGTCACCGAGCAGAAAGCCTACCCCGACGAAGAGGACGCCGAGAAGCGTCAGCAAGCGGTCGAGCAGATGACGCAGCAGCTGCAGCAGGCGATGCAGGCCGTGCAGCAAGCCCAGCCGCAAGGCGCTGGACCGGGTCAGCCGCCCGGCCAGCCACCTGGGCCGCCGCCAGCGATGCAGGCCGCGCAGCAGCTGCAGGCACAGATCGAGCATGTGCAGAGCATGCCGCCGGCGATGCTGTACGACGTGGTGTGCAAGCGCACCAAGGCCGGCGGGCGGGTCTGCATCGAGAACGTGCCGCCCGAGGAATTCATCATCAGCCGCAAGGCCAAGACGATTGCCGATGCGTCTTTCGTCGGCCACCGCATCGCGCGCTCGATGAGTGAGCTGAAGTCGATGGGTTACGAGAACATCGACAACATCACCGGCGACGACCAGTCGATGCAGTTCAACATGGAGCGCATCGAGAGGCTGGGCTGGGACGACGAGATGGCGTTCCTGAACGCCGACACGCAGACCACCGCCGACGCCTCGCAGCGCATGGTGTGGGTCACCGAGTGCTATGTGCGCGTCGATTTCGACGGCGACGGCATCAGCGAGCTGCGCAAAGTGGTGCGCGCGGGCAACCAGATCTTGGAAAACGAGATCGTGGACTGCGCGCCGTTCATTAGCATCACGCCTGTGCCGATGCCGCACAAGTTCTTCGGGCTGAGCATTGCCGACCTGGCGCTCGAGGGTCAGCGCACCAAGACCGCTATCCTGCGCGGCATGCTCGACAACATGTACTTGAGCATCAACGGCCGCACATTTGCGGTCGATGGCCAGGTCAACCTCGACGACCTGCTGGCCTCGCGCCCTGGCGGCGTGGTGCGCATCAAGCAGCCGGGCGCGGTGGGCATGCTCGACCAGGGCCGCGGAGACAGCCAGCTCGGCATGGCGATGATGGAGCAGATGCAGGGGTTTTTGGAGGACTCGACCGGCTGGAGCCGCAACAGCGCCGGCACAGACGCCAACGCGCTGAACCAGCCGGTGACCGCCACCCAGGCGCAGATCGTGACCAACAAGGCCGACATGCGTGTCGACCTGATCGCTCGAAATTTTGCTGAAGGGTTTCGCGAGCTGTTCAGGATGATCCTGAAGCTGGTGAGCCAGTACGGCGCCAAAGAGGACGTGGTCAAGTTGCGCGGCGAGTGGGTGTCGGTCGCGCCGCGTGACTGGCGTAATGGGTTCGAGGTGAGCGTCAACGTCGGCCTGGGCACCGGCAACAAAGACCAGCAGGTGCAGTTTTTGATGGCGCTGCGCCAGCAGCAGGACATTGGGCTGCAGCAGGGCACGGCGACGCCCGAGAACGTTTATCAGGCGCAGGCCGAGCTGGTAAAGGCGCTGGGCTTCAAGAGCGCAGAGAAATTCTTCACAGACCCCGCCAAGTCTCCACCAAAGCAGCAGCAGCCTGGCCCGATGGACATCGAGCGAATGAAGGCTCAGATGACGCAGCAGACGGCCCAGATGCAGGCGCAACTCAAGTCGCAGGGCGACACGCAGGCCAAGCAAGCCGAATTGGCGCTAGAGCGTGAGCGCATGCAGATGCAGGCGCAGGTTGACACGCACCGGCAACAGGTCGAAGCGCAGCAGAAAGCCCTAGAGGCGCAGTCTGCCGAGCGCCTGGAACAGATCAAGGTTCAGTCGCAGATGCAACTGGAGCAGTTCAAGGCGCAGATGCAGCAAGAGACGGCGATTGCGGTGGCCAAAATAAATGCCGAGGCGGTGGTGGTGCGCGCGCAGCTGCAGGCCAGCGCGACGCCGGCGATCGCAACGCCGAGCATGGACGCCGCAGCCGACGAGGTGGTCAATGACGACGCTTGACCAACGATTGCACCTGGGCCAGCAGGCCAAGGATTTGCTGGACAACGTGGCGTTCATCGCCGCGTTCGAGGCCACAGAAAAGGAAGTGATCGATCAATGGACGAACTCACCGGCAAGGGATCAGGAAGGCCGCGAAAAATTGTGGCAATACCTGATGCTGCTGCGCAAAGTGCGGGCGAACCTGCAGACCACGCTCGAGACGGGCAAGCTGGCGCAGCTGGAGCTGTCGCACAGGCGCACGCTGATGGACCGGGCGCGGGACTGGGTGGCCTGAGCGCCTGGTTGGATTTTCAAGCGCAGATTTTGAAGGTGATCAACACCAACGGCTGGGACCACATCAGCGCGGCCAGCTACCCAGCGCCGCCGACCGATGAGATTGTGGGCTTCTACCGCGTGCCGGTGAGCGACGGACCTGCCGGCTACCGCACCAAGTACGGCGACGACAGATTGATTTGACAAGCGTTGGTCAGCCGCCTAGTAGCTGATCGTTGTGCCTAACGCAGTGATGCGCCGGCAAAGGACTGAAATTGGACAATCAGGCAACTGAACCCAGCGCAGCACTGAACACGGCCGAGGCCGGCGGCGTCTTTGCGGCGCTGCTCGACCCGGAGGCGATCAAGCCCGAGGCCGACGAGCCCGAGGCTGCAGCGGCCCAGCCAGAGGCCCCGCCCGAGGACGACGGCGAGCGCATCCCGGTGGTGGTCGATGGCAAGACGGTCGAGCTGACCAAGGCCGAGATCGCCGATGCGTACAAAAACGGCCTGCGCCAGTCAGACTACACCAAGAAGACTATGGCAACGGCTGATGCGACACGCGCAGCCGAGGCCGAACAAGCCAAGGCTCGCGCAGACCGCGACGTCTACGCGCAGAACCTGCACCGCTTTCAAGCGCAACTTGAGGGCGCATTGCAGGAGCAGCAAAAAGTTGACATGGCGGCTCTGCTCGAGAGCGATCCGGTCGAATACCTGCGGCAGACGCACCTGGCGCAAGCCAGACAAGCCCAGCTGCAGCAGGTCTACACCGAGCGGCAACGAGTGGGCCACATGCAGCAGGCCGAAGCCCAAGAGGCGTATGCGGGCCATCTCCAATCGCAGCAGCAAGAGCTCCTTGCCAAGCTGCCGGAGTGGCGCGACGCGAAGCGGGCCGAGACCGAACGGGCGGCGATCCGGGCGTTTCTCACCGAGCAGGGCTTTGACGCCGCTGCGGTGAACAGCGTGTCGGACTCGAAGACGGTGGTCATCGCCCGCAAAGCCATGCTCTACGACCAGATGATGAGCAAGGCCGCAGCCGCGGCGAAGAAAGTCTCGACGCTGCCCACCAAGGTCGAGCGCCCAGGCGTTGGCAACGTCGAAGGCCTAGACCGCAGAACCTCTGCATTCCAAAAACTCGGCAAATCCGGTCGCGTCGATGACGCTGCCGCGGTGTTTGCCGGTCTCATCTAAACCACCTAACGCCGCGAGGCGCAGGAGTATCCGAAATGGCTGTCCCTACCAATACCCTCGTGTCATCGTCGCTCTTGAGCGTGAGCAACCGCGAAGACCTCTCAGACATCATCTACCGCATCAGCCCGACGCAGACCCCGGTGCTGAACTTGGCGAGCAAAGCCAAGGCGACCAACACCAAGCACGAATGGCAAGTGCAAGACCTGGCATCTGCCGCGTCGAACGCACAGGCCGAGGGCGACACCATCGCCGCCAAGTCGGTCACCGTGCCCGTGCGCTTGAACAACAACACCCAGATCAGCGCCAAGGTGGTGTCTGTCTCGGGCACCCAGCAGGCGGTGACATCGGCCGGCTGGAAAGAGGCGATGGGCTACCAGATGGGCCTGGCGAGCTTGGAGATCAAGCGCGACATGGAGAACGATCTGACGCAGGCGTCGGTGACGGCAACGTCACCGCGGGCCTCGCGTGGCCTGCGTGGCTGGTGCGTGGACAACGTCAACCACAACTCGTCCACGCTGGCGTCCTACACCGGCAACACCGCGTACAGCACCGGCACATTGCGCAGTTTTACCGAGTCACAGGTCAAGGACGTGCTGCAGAAGGTGTACACCGCTGGCGGCGAGCCCGACACCATCATGTTGCCCCCAGCGCTCAAGCAGACCTTTAGCGGCTTCACCGGCAACGCCACGCGCATGGACAAGAGCGAGGACGCCAAGCTGTATTCTAGTGTTGACTTCTACGTCTCGGACTTCGGCACGCTGCAGTGCGTACCAAACCGTTTCATGGCCACGCGCGACGTTTTCGTGATCGACTCGAGCAAGCTGGCGATTGCCTACCTTCGCCCGTTCGCGTCGATGGAGCTCGCCAAGGCCGGTGACGCCGACCTGCGCGAGATCATCGTCGAGTGGTGCATGGAGGCGCGCGCCCCGAAAGCCCTGGGCGCGATCTACGACGTGCAGTGATTGATCTGATGGGGCCTCGGCCCCGTCTCTCACTTCCAAAAAAAGGAAACAGACATGTCAGTAGACATCAGACAGGGGGCCGACGGCTCTCTTGAACTTGTTGGCGACCAAGACTCCACCCGCAACCCGACGGCGGGCCTGGGCTGGATCACGGCGTCCATCAACTACAACGTGCCAGCCGCCGATGCGTCGTTTTTCGTCTCTGATCGCGCGTATGTCGTCAAGGGCATCCGTGGGGTGAACGACGTTATCGGCACGGGTGGCGCGTGTACGGCTGTGATCCGCAAGGTCGCATCAGGTACTGCGCTTGCGTCCGGTGTTGCTTTGCATTCGGGGTCATACAACCTCGTCGGCACGGCGGCGACGAATCAGACGCTCACGCTCTCCACGACGGCGAGTGATCTGGTCATCCCGGCAGGCACGCGCCTGGCGATCGACTACACCGGCACCGCGACGTCGGCCATCGGCGCCGTCACGGTCACGCTGGCGCCGGCTTGACAGCTGTTCGCCGATAGCCCAGGCCCGCCTAGCGCGGGCTTTTTTACGTCTGGAACAAGCACATGGCACAGATCTACAACGGCGCCTTTGTGGTCGTCACGGCAGCCAGCACGATCGCCGCGACAGGGGCTGCGTCGGCCCGCGTCGTGATCCCGGTCAACGGCAGCGGTAACAAGCCGAACTTTTTGCGCATCGCGGCACGGAACGAATGCTATGTCGCCATCGGCGATTCGAGTGTTGCAGCTGTGAATACCGTTGGCGCGACGGGCAGCATCCTGGTGCAGCCGGCCGACGCGGTGACGATCCAAGTACCCAAAGGCGCCACGCACGTTGCGCATATCCAGGGCTCGGCAGTTGGGCAGGTCTGCTACACCCCGCTGGACAACTCGTGATGCGCTCGACCATCCACCATCCCGGCGGCGTGTCGACAACCATCGCGGTCGAGGATGGTCACCTGATCCACGGCACGTCGCAAGACTGCAACTCGATCGCCGACAACGCCAAGATGCTGCACAACAGCGGCGCCCACGGCAGTGCAGACCTCAAGCACGCCGCCCGCGTGCCCTTTGTGATGGTTGAGAAATACCTCAACGACAACCACCTGACGATGCAGGAGCTCGCCAAGAGCCAGGCGCACCAAAAGCGCCTGCTCGGCGACCCGGCGATCGCGCACTTCCGGATCTGGAAAGGTCAGGTCTAAGTCATGGCGCTGGCCACCTACACCGACCTGCAGGCCAGTGTGTCGGCGTGGCTGCACCGCAGCGACCTGACCGCGCTGATCCCCGATTTTGTGGCGCTGGCCGAGTCGCGCATCGCGCGCGACCTGCGCATCAGGCGCCAGGTGGTGACCGTGCCGATCTCGACCGTCGCCAACAACCAGGCCATCGCGCTGCCGACGGGTTTTCTCGAGATCGAGAACATCACCATCTCCAGCACCTCGCCCGCGACCACGCTGTCGGTGGTGACGCCAGAGATTCTGGACCGCCTCTACCCTGATGGCTACAACCCCGGACAGCCTGTGGTCTACACGCTGCTGGGCGACACGATCTTGCTGGGGCCAACGCCAAATGCGATCTACACCGTGTCGCTGGACTATTACAAGCGGCTCGATGCGCTGTCGGTCACGCCGACGAATTGGTTGCTGACCAACTACCCAGCCGTCTACCTGGCGTCCACGCTGGTCGAGGCGGCGCTGTACACGCAGGACGAGGCCGCAGTGGCGACCTGGGACGCGCGCTACCAGGCCGAGGTCGGCGGCGTGCAGAAACAAGATGACGCGGCTTTGCGCAGCGGGTCGTTGATGCGCGTTCGCGCAATGTAATCAATTCAGGAGGTTTTATGGCAAATCAGTCCGGCACGATCACCAGCACCGAAGGCTGGCGCAGCATCTATAGCACGCCCAACGATTCGATCACTTTCACGGTCGTCTCGGGCACGTATTCGGTCGAGTACCCGGTCGGCACGCTGGCGATCAGCGGCGCGACGTCGACGCAGACGCTGACGCTGACCAATGGCGGCCAGATGCGGGTGGCGGTGACGGCCGGGTCGCTGACTTATGCGCTGACGGATGGCGCCGACAGCTACTCGCTCACGCAGGCCGAGGTCGCCGCGACGCAGGCGCTGTTGTCGGCGGCCTGGAGCAGCGCCAACTCCGGCGCTTGGCTGCCCACAAAGTTCGGCGCTATCCCGCGCTTGATGGCCAGCGGCGGCGCCAGCGGTGGGACGTACACCGTCAGTTACCGCAATCTGGCGCAGGTCGTGACAACTGACGACATCCAGACGACCGCAGCAAATGCGGCCGACGTGTCGCCGCTCTACATCGACGACGCACTAGAGCTTTCAATCGCCGTCACCGGCACCGTAACCGCGGAGATACATTGACATGGGCAAACCTGTACCAACCGCTGGACCGGATGGCGGCCTGACGGTCGCATCAGTCACCAACCTCACCACCACCCGCCAGTCGCTGGCCTATCCGTCTGGCGCCAAGTGGGTCAGTCTGGCATATCGACTGCTGCCGGGCGCCACTGCGACGGCAAACCAATTCGCAAAGGTCGTTTTCAACGCCGCGAGCGATGCCGACGCTGACGGTAAGCTTGCGCTTTCCGGCGCTCACATCCCACTGTTCCAGGGTGACGACCTGTCTTTCGACTCGGCCAGCATCACGCGAATCGACGTGATAGCCGCTGCAGCCGTGGGGACCGAAGTGACCCGGCTGCGCATTCTGGCGGGGGTCTGACATGGCTGCAATTGCAAAAATCGGTCGAGTGATCAACCCGGCATTGTCGGCCGGCTACATATTTTTCTTGCCCGGTATGCAGGGCACCAGCGAGGCCACAGTGCTAGACCGCAGCGGACTCGGCAACAACCTCGCCGCGGGGTCGGCACAAAGTGCGGCAGAATTGTCTAACACCGTAGCGGGGCGGTTTTCATCTCTCGCATCGGCCAACAAGCACCCGGCGGTCGCAGCCAGTTCGACCGCGCTCGGCGCTTGGGTGTGGGGTGCTGCCGAGAAAAACTCACTTTTCTTTTCAACCCGGTTCAAGGTCACGCTGGCTGCGCAGCCGCTGCTCGGCATGGCGGTAACGCCGGGATGGAAATGCAATGTTGCTGTTGACGGCAGCATGACGATGAGCGTTTACGACGACGCTTCACATTCGGTGTTCCCCGGTGCGGCTGCGGGCTCGATATCGGACGGAGTAGAGACGACGCTCGGAATTTTCTTCGATGGGGTCGCCAATACCGTCCAGATTTACATCGGCGGCGTGCTCAAGTCGACCGTCCAAAGCCTTGCGACGCTGACCGGCAACGTCGGCGCGGCCAAGGCTTTCACTTTCGGCGAGTATTTGCCTGGCGGCACGGGGGTTGCGGCCTCATTCTGCGGCGCGCACTTGCTTCGTGCGCCGTCGTCGGCAGGGCAGTTCTTGTACCCGGAGCAGCTCGCCAAGCGCCTGCACTGGTCTCCGATCACGCCGGTGGCGCCGTCGGAGTGGTTGTTATGACCATCCTCTTCGACGGCAGGTTTCAAAGCCCAACGCTCGGGCTGCAAAACCTCTCCAAGTACAACGCTATGTGCTCGGACCCGGCGACGGGGCTGACCATTGGCAACCCGTGGCTGGCGCTGTCGGGGAGGCCAAATGGCGTGGCTGGCCGGATTGATCTGGTCAGTGATCCTGCGGGCTCGGGCGAGCGCGTCGTCAAGACCTCTGTATACGACACCGACGACACGGCGCCGGAGCACGCCAGCATAGGCAGCGGGAATCGAACCGAATTGCGCATCGATGGCGCGACATATTCGGCTGTACCTGGCACCTTCTGGTACTGGCGGGCCATCTACGTTCCTGCAACATTCTGGGCCGATGACCCGCGCCCGAAGTCGGTTCAGAAATTCATTTTGGCGCAGCATCACGACCTGATTACAGCTCCACGTACCGCAGGCGGTTGGCCGAACTGGTGGATGACTGTTGATGCCTACGGGCGCATCGACATGGAGAACACGTTCAGCACGGACGCTTCGCTAGCTGCGGACCCACGCACGACGCGATATCTGATTGGGTACGGCGGCAAACCGATGCTGTGCCCGTACGGGCGATGGTTTGAGATTGTCCACAAGGTCACATGGTCATGCGTCGATGGCGTTGGCGCGTGGGATATCTGGATCGACCACCGCAAGGTCTTCACCGAGGCCTCGCACATCAATGCCTACAACGACACGGGCGTCGGGCCATTTATGACGCAGGGTGTCTACGACTACACCCACGGGGTCAGCGGCGGGTTCGGCAGCAAGGTCGCCTTTGGCAAGGGTTTTGTGGTCGGCGATTCGTCAGATGCCACATACAACGCCTTCATGGATTCCTGCGGCTGGCCGCTCAAACGCGAGCTCGAATTGACGTCCGGCCGGGTGTCGATGTGACCCGAGTCACCATCCCGTCGGCTGGCCAGTACGGGGTGATCGGCGACGCTGCGCCTCAAGAGCTGCCGCCCAACGCCTGGAGCGCCGCAACCAACATGCGGTTTCGAGACGGCTACGCCGAGCGATTCAAAGGCTCGGCAGCGGTGTTCGCCACTCCGAGCGTGGTGCCGTACTTTGTCGCGCCGTTCTCAGCCGGCGCGTCGCGGATGTGGGTGCACGCCGGGCTGGCCAAGGTCTATGTGGACGACGGCACCACGCGCACCAACCTGACGCCGGCCAGCGACTACACCGGCGCGATCGACGACAAGTGGGTCGGCGGCACGTTGGGCGGGATCATGGTCATCAACAACGGCGTGGACCTGCCGCAGTACTGGGGCGGCAACGTCTCCGTCAAGTTCGCAGCGCTCACTGCCTGGACTGGCACCTGGCGCGCCGTCAGCGTGCGGCCGTTCAAAAATTTCCTGGTCGCGCTCGGCATCACCAAGGGCGCCACGTCCTACCCGCACATGGTCAAGTGGTCTTCAGCGGCCGACCCCGGCACGCTGCCGGCATCGTGGGACGAGACAGACGCCACCAAGGACGCTGGCGAGCAAGATCTTTCCGAGACGCCCGACCTGCTCGTCGACCAGCTGCCGCTCGGCGACATGAACGTGATCTACAAAGAGCGCAGCATGTACGCCATGCGCTACATCGGCCAGCCGTTTATCTGGCAGTTTCAGCGGTTGCCGGGCGACGTGGGCGCGATCGCCCGCAACTGCGTCGCAAGCGTTCCAGCCGGCCATGTGGTGCTGGCCGCCGGCGACCTGGTGCTGCACGCGGGCCAGGGGCCGCAAAGCCTGCTCACTGCGCGCATGCGGCGCTGGCTGTTTGGCCAGATCGACAGCACAAATTTCAAACGGGCGTTTTTGACGACCAACCCGGCACGCAATGAAGTGTGGGTGTGCTGGCCACAGGGCGGTGACACCGCGTGCACGATGGCGCTGGTGTGGAACTGGGTCGACGACACCTTCGGCGTTCGTCAACTGCCGAGCGTGACCTGCGGCGCCACTGGCCAGATCACTTACAGCGTTTCAGGGGCATGGTCAGCGCATACCGACACCTGGGCTGTCGGATCAGGAACCTGGGGCGCGGACGAGTACAACGCGATGGAAATGAAGCTGATCCTGGGCGGTGCGGGGCCGGCGCTGCAGCTGCAAGACACCGGCGCGCTGTTCTCTGGCGTGGCGCCCACGTCGCTGCTCGAGCGCACCGGCATGACGTTTGATGCGCCCGACATGGTCAAGACGATCCGCAGCCTGGTGCCGCGTGTCGATGCGCCGGCCGGCACGCTGCTGTCGGTGCAAGTGGGCGCGTCGATGGACGCCGAGGTGGCGCCCACCTGGGGCACGGCCGTGCCCTACACCGTGGGCACGACCCGCAAGGCCGATGTGTTTGCGACCGGGCGTTTTATGGCGGTGCGCATCGGCAGCACGGACGTGCAGCCCTGGCGGCTGAAAAGCTACGACCTGGACGTGGTCAACCGAGGAATGTACTGATGGGGGCTCACTGATGGCTTACCTGCCCAGCGCAGTGCCGACCGACGCATCGGCGCTGCCGACATTCCTGGCCAATGAGCTGCAGCGGCTGTCGCGCGAGCTGCAGTCCACCGTGCCTTTTTTGCTGCTCGACACGCTGTACGCCGCGCCCAAGAAGTTGCGCGACGGGCTGGTCGTCAAGGCTGACGGCACGACCTGGGATCCGGGCTCTGGTGCCGGCGTTTACTGCTACCGCGGCGCGGCTTGGCATTTTTTGGGGTGATGCATGGGCTACAAACCTGGACAGAGTTTTGCGGACTACCTGGCCGAGCAGCAGGCCGCTTTTCAGCCTGTGAGGATACCGGGCGCCGAGGGCGGGTTCGACACGCAGTTCGACCCGCGCGCTGCCTACACCGATTGGTACAAGGCCCAAGAGCAGGCAGCGATGGGTAGCCTGCCGCAAGGCTGGTCGGGCGGCAAGATTGGTGTTGATACCGACCCTGGCGCAGCCGCTTATGGCCGAGCGCCAGTGCAGACAGACCTCTACCTGCCGGGCACGGGGCCTGGCGACCCGGCCGAGGGCGCGGCGCGCAACATGGCCTATCGGCCGCTGGGCAATGGCCGCTACGAGACCCAGCAATACGGCCCAGACGGGCTGACCGGCGATCGCAACGTCGTCAAATGGGGCGCGCCTGACGACGACAAGATGTTCGGCAATTTGGTCAAGGCCGGCATGATCGGCGTGGGCGGCCTGGGCATTGGCGAATTGATGGGCGCGATGGGGGCCGCAGGCGGCACCGCGGGGGCCGCAGGAGGCTCTGCGGGTGGCGCTGCTGCAGGGGGTGGCGCTGCTGCAGGGGGTGGCGGCTTGCTCGGCACGGTGGGCAGTGGCGACGCGCTGGCCTCGCTCAGCGCGTACAGCGCAGCCAACCCGGTGACGATGGCGCAGATGATGGCCGGCGTGCCCGACATCGCCAGCATCACTGCCGCGGCCGGCGCTGCAGGCGGGGCGGCTGGCGCGGGCTTGGCGGCTGGCGGGGGTGGCGTACCCGCTGCAGGCAACGGTGCCTTTTTGGGCGAGGGGATCGCCAGCGGCGTGCCAGCCTGGGACGCGGCGGCCACCAAGGCGGGCCTGTCATTGACCGGCGCGGCCGCTGGCGCAGGCGGCGGCGGCCTGCTGGGCACCCTCGGCAGCGCCGCGTCAGCGCTGGGTGGCGCCAAGACACTGCTGCCGCTGGCCGGTGCGGTGCTCGGTGCGACGGCAGGCGCCAAGGGCACGACCAACACCACGCAGCAGCAGCTCGACCCGCGCATGGACGCCTACCTTTACGGCTCTGGCGGGCTGCTGTCTGGCGCGCAGGACTGGTTCAACAAGAACAAAGGCGGCAACGCCCTGGTCGATCAAGGTGTTGAGATGCAGCGCAAGTTTTTGACCGACCCGGCTTACGCGCAGGGCTATGACCGGCTGCGAACGCAGGGCTTGGGGCTGCTGGGCGGCGGCATCACCGCCAACCCGTTCTCGACCGGCCAGGCCACCCTGACCCGGCCCAATATCAGCGTGCCGGGCTTGCCCAGCTATTTCAATCGCGGGTAAAAAATGGCCATCAATCCGTATCTCCAGAGCCAAGCCGGCGCGCTCACCGCAGCCAGCAACCAGAACCTGCAGCAAAACGTGCTGCCGGGCATCAACTCGGGCGCGATCGCGGCCGGCGGTTACGGCGGCTCACGCCAGGGCATCGCCCAGGGCATCGCGGCCGGCAACGCGCAGACTGGCCTGAACTCGTCCATCGCCAGCCTGTACGGCCAGGCCTACGAGGGCGACGCCAACCGCGCGTCGAACGAGTCGGTCGCGCAGATGCAAAACGACACCCAGCGGCTGCAAAACCAGAACCAATACCAGCTCGGGCTGGGCAACCTGGCCGCGACAAACCAGAGCAACGCCAACCAGTACAGCCTCGGCCAAGGCAACCTCGGGCTGGGTTACGGCAATCTCGCCAACAGCCAGCAGCAGACCGCCAACCAGTACCAGCTCGGCCAGGGCAACTTGGCGGCCACCAACCAGGCCAACGCCAATCAATATGCGCTCGGCCAAGGTAATTTGGGGCTGGGTTACGGCAACCTGGCAGCCACGACCCAGAACAACGCCAACCAGTATTCGCTGGGCATGGGCAACCTGGCCAACAACCAGCTCGCGACGCAAAACCAGTATGCGCTGGGCCAGGGCAACTTGGCGCTGGGCAACCGCAGCGCTGACCAGGCCTACACGCTCGGCCTGGGCAACCTGGGCAATGCGCAGCAGCAGACGGCCAACCAGTACAGCTTGGGCCAGGAGAACAACGCGACGAACCAATTCCAGGCCGACACCCAGCGCGGCCTGGGCTACGGCAACCTCGACCTGGCCAACCAGACCGCGCAGCAGAACTTCTTCACCAACCAGCGCGGCCAGGACATCAACCAGGCCCAGGTCGGCGCCAACATCTACAGCCAGTCGCTGGCCCAGCAGCTGGCGCAAGGCCAGGGGTTGTCGAACCTGGGGCTGTCGCAGCAGCAGGCCAGCCTGTATCCGTTCCAACAGTACGGCAACATGATCAACCCGTTCACCGGGCTGAACCAGACCGGCACCAACACGCAGGGCGGCAACGCGCTCTCAGGCGCGATCGGCGGCGGGCTGACGGCAGCGCAGCTCTACAGAATTTTCGGGGGGCCATGACATGGGCTTGCTAGGCGACAACTGGGACGATCCGCGCACGATGGCCACGCTGCAGATGGCCGCCGGGCTGCTGGGTGGTGGCAACTTCGGCCAGGCCGCCGGTCGCGGCTTGTCGGGCTATCAGCAGACGATGGCCGCAGCGCAAGAGCAAGAGCAGCGCAAGCGCGCACTGGCCATGCAGGAGGCGCAGGCCTCGCAAATGGCGCAGATGCACGGCCTGCAGCTGCAGCAACTGCAAGCGCAGTTCAAGGAGCAGCAGCTCGCCAAGAGCCGCGAGGAGGCGTTTCGGGGCTCGATCCCGTCGCCGCTGGGCAGCGCCAACACCGCAGCCGCCAACGCCTCTGGCGCGCCGCTGGGCACGATGGCGGCTGCATCTGCGCAGCCTCGCGTCGACCCCCAGCAGCAGCTGCTGTTCGAGGCCATGCGCCAGGGCCAGATCAAGCCGTTGGACTACATCAGCGCCACGGCAAAAGACGACGCGCCCGTCAAGCTGGGCGAAGGCGAGCAACTGTTCAGCGGCAGGGCCAGCGGCTACAAGCCTCTGGCAAGCGGCGGGCGCAAAGAGGACGACTTCATGCGCAACCTGCGCGCGGCCGGCGTGCCCGAAGGCTCACCGCAGTGGAACCAGATCCTGCTGGCCAAGGCGCAAAAGGACTCGAGCCACGCGCCGGCAACCAATGTCAGCGTGAGCATGGACAAGGGCTTCGGCGAGGCATTTGCCAACGACGCGGCCAAGAGCCTGGGAGCATCACGCGACATCGCACGATCAGCGGCCAGCACCATCGGCACGCTGGACCGCATCGACAACGTGCTCAAGACGGGCAAGGTCGCCACCGGCCCGACGCAGCCCTTCCAGCTCTTTGGCATGCAGATGGGGCAATTGCTCGGCATTGGCGGCAAGGACGCTGCGGAGACGCTGGGCAACACGCGGCAGATGATCCAGAGCGCTGCGTCATTGGCTGCCGACGGCGCCAAGGCGCTGGCCGGCCAGGGGCAGATATCTGACGGCGAGCGCCGGCTGATCTTGCGCGCTGCTGGCGGCGACATCGACACCATGACACCGCCCGAGATCTCGGCGCTGACGGGCGCGCTGCGCACGGTCAACATCTCGCGGATCGAAAAACATCAGTCGCAACTCAAGAACGTCGACCCGAAGTTCGCGCCGTTCGTGCCGTTCTATAGCGTGCCGATGCCTGGGCCAACCGGCGTCGATGACCTGGTGAAGAAGTACATCAACATGGGGCAATGATGGCAACGCTGGCAGAACTGCAAACTGCGCTGATTGCGGCCGACAAGGCCGGCGCCACCGACGACGCACGGCGCTTGGCGCAAGCCATCATCAGCATCAAGCAGGGCCAGCCCGACGCGCCCGCAAAGCAAGGACCAGCCTTTGACGACCCAGGCTTTGCGCAGTCAATGCTCATCGGTGCAGGCAGGACCTTTGACCGCATCGGCAAGGGTGCGCAGCAGATGTACTACGGCGCCACCGGCAATGACATGGCGCTGGCCGACCTGAAGGCCTCCGCAGAATCCGACGATGCCGCCTACAAGCCGCTGCAGCAGGCCCGGCCTTGGGCTACAGGCATCGGTGAGTCGTTGCCGTCGATGGTGATCCCGGCTGGTGGCGGCGCAACATTGGGCGCCAACGCTGTGCGCATGGCGCTTGCTGGGGCGATACCAGGCGCGCTGGAGTATGGGGCAGCCGGTGAACGGGGCGGGCGGGCGCTGATGGGCGCTGCGGCGGGCGTTTTGCCTGCAGCAGCGGCGGCGGTCGGCCGAACGGCCAAAGGCTTTGTTGAGCCGTTCTATCAAGGCGGCCGTGATGCCATTGCCGGCAGGCTTCTGAACCAGGTGGCCGGCGACAGCGCGCCAGGCATCGTGTCGAGGCTGCAACAAGCAGGTCAGCTCGTCCCCGGTTCGGCGCCGACTGTCGGCCAGGTTGCAGAAAGCGGTGGTCTTGCGGCGCTGGAGCGCACAGCATCGCAAGCCAACCCAGAGGCGTACACGGTGCGCGCGATGGAGCAGGCAAGCGCTCGACTCGGCGCGCTGCGAGGCATCGCGCAGGATGGCGCAGCACTCAAAGCGGCAGAACAAGCGCGCAGTGCTGCAGCCGGGCCGATCTATGATCAAGCCAAAGCGTCCGTGATGAACAAGACGGCAGACTTGGCCGCTGCGCTTGACCGTCTGCCGCCCGAGGTGATGGCCAAGGCACAACGCCTGGCCAAGCTGGCGCAAGAGCCACTGCAGATCGGCAGGGACATGCCCGAGCAGCTGCTGGCGACGGGCATCCTTGACGCATCAGGCCGGGCAATCACCAACACTGTCCCAGCCCAAACAGCCCAGTATTCGGGCAAAGCCCTGCACTACATCAAGCTGGCGCTTGACGACACCTTGAGCAAGGTTGGCGATGGCTCGCTGGGTAACGTCGAAAAAGGGCTGATGACTGGCGCGAAGGATTCGCTGCTGTCAGCCATCGACAAAGGCATACCGGCCTACGGCGTTGCCCGCCAGACATTTGCGGATCTGTCGCGGCCAGTCAATCAAATGGAGATCGGGCAGGATCTGTACAAGAAAGTGGCGCCTGCCCTGTCTGATTACGGTGCACTGGGCCAAGAGACAGCGGCAACTTTTGGCCGCGCTCTGCGCGAGGGTGATGCCACAGCTGCGAGGGCCACAGGTTTCAAGGGCGCCACGCTGGAATCCACCATGGATCCGGGGCAAATGGCGACCTTGACTGCCATCGCCCAAGATCTCGCGCGCAAGTCCAATGCGCAAAACCTAGGGCGCGGCATAGGGTCCGACACGTTCCAGAAAATTGCGATGTCCAACATTGCCGAGCAAACCGGCATGCCGCGCGTGATGGGCGGGTTGTTGAGCCTGCCGGGCATCAACCGCGCCACACGCTGGATCTACCAGGACGCAGATCAGCAGATGCGGGGGCTGCTGTCAGATGCGCTGCTCAACCCGCAGCAAACGGCCAAGCTGATGACAGATGCCGAGCGAAAGCTACTTGCGAATAACCCGAAGTCGCGCAAGATTATTGAGCAAACGCTGTTGCGCACCGGGCTTCTTGGAGCCCCATCGGCTTATGGCTTTGCGGAGTAGCGACTCAAAAACGTTTGAACCATAGGCAGCAAAGAGCCACAACAACGGCCCGATAACGCCCACCATCACTGCGGTCCCGATGCCTCTGGCAATGTCTGCTGTGGTCATCAATCTCCCCAACCCGCGAAATACGGGGCATCAATTCTGCGCCAGTCAGCCCACCTTGAGTGGGTTTTTTTACGCCTGAAAGGGCCCATATGACCATCGAATCAGCCACCACCATCAATGAGTTGGACGCCACCAAGCCCGGGTCGAACGATCTGACAGCCGAGGGCGACGACCACCTGCGCCTGATAAAGGCAGCGATCAAGGCCACGTTTGCCAACGTCACGGGGGCAGTGACGATGACGCACACGCAGCTCAACAGCATCCCAAACCTGGCCACGCTGGCATCGCCCGCGCTCACCGGCACGCCCACCGTGCCCACGGCGAGCCAGAGCACCAGCACTACCCAGGCCGCTAGCACTCAGTTCGTGCAGCAGGCCATCGCTGCAGTTAATGCGCAGGGTACATGGTACTCGCCAAAATACTATAGCGCGGTGGGCGATGGCATATCGGACGACACCACCGCCTTCACCGCCATGAAGGCGGTGGTCGACAACCAGGTCGCCTCGGTGGTTAACTTTAGCGGAGGCCGCTACAGCACAACTGGGACTTTTTGGGACAACAACGTCAGCCCCACTGCGATGACGTTTGACAAGGCGTCAGTGCTTGGCTGCTTTGACGGCACGGATGCCCAACCCAATGCAGTGGACAATGACCCCGCAATTTGGGCTCAAAAGTACACCAAGTTCGACAACGGCACCAACCGCTTTGCGCACGAAGTGGGCGGGGTGTTTGGGTCGGTAGTGATAAAGGGATCGGGAACCACGGGCGCTACCGACACCGACGGCACATGGATTGCCATGCTTGGCAACGCGGCACTGAAGGGCACAAACCAAGGCTCGGCCGCCGCACCAGACTTTGACGCATACGGCAACACAATCGGCGTAGCGGGTTTTTCGCACACTACTGGCTACCCAGGAGACGGCAACATTGTCTGCGGCGTGTGGGGATACGCCGAAGGCCCCACCCTCGACGCCACCACCTACGCAAACCTGCCGGCGACCAACTGGTCTCTGGTTGGGCATGAGGTGAACGTACAGATAAACCACCCCGACCTGGGCACTAAAACGCTGCTTGTGGGCAAAGGGTCAAGCGCGGGCGGGTTGTACAAGAACTACCGCACTCCAGGCACTGGCGTTATGGACTGGACGTTTGGTGCCGTGTTTGACGGCACCCCCAGCGACAACAACTACCTTGGAGCCGACGTATCCCTATGGAGCGGGTTCTATACAGGCATACTGATCGACAAGATCAAAAGTCGCGGCATTCTATTTGGGAAATACGCGGCAACAGGATCATACGGCATCGAGTTCCCGGACAGCTATGCGGGATTTGCGCAGCGGCCCGCTGCTGCCATGTATGTAGGTGATAATGTAATAAACATGGCGCAGTACACCGGTGCCACGTTTAACAATTCTGATCTATGGCACAACGCGGGATACTTGTACTTCCGCTACGGGGGCCAAAACGAGCGCGTGCTGACTTCGCGCGCGGGCGAGGTTCGGCTTGACGCGACAGAAGACATAGTCATCGGCTCGCAGGTTGTTGCACGGTTCGCGTCGACGGGGGACTTCCTTGCAGGTGGCGCCCTAGGTGCTGAGGCCTTCCGTGCGGTGTATCTAGCCAGCGCGGTCAATCGCACGCAGGTGCGCGGTGCCGTTACCGGAGACGCCGTGGTGTATGGCGCCGAGGGGAGCGATGCAACTGTTCCAATAGAGTACCGATCGAAGGGTGCGGCGCGTCAATTCTGGACAATCAATAGCGTAGAGGTGGGGCAGTTCACCAGCGCTGGCAACTTCACAGTAAACACGGTAGGTGCTGGGTTGCGCGTTAAGGAAGGCAGCAACGCCAAACAGGGCACGGCTACATTGGTTGCTGGTCATGTGGTTGTGGCAAATACCAGTGTCACTGCAGCCAGTAGAATATTCCTTACTTCACAGGTTGATGGCGGCACGCCGGGGTTTTTACGGGTTTCTTCCCGGGTAGCTGGCACGTCGTTCACTGTCGACAGCAGCAACGGGGCAGACACATCTACCGTGGCATACCAGATATTTGAACCAGCCTAACCCAAACAAGTAGAGGATACATATGGCTGATACCACATTGCAGTAGGCGCAACCTAGATAATCTTGGATTTACATGCCGTGACGCACTCAAGCAGCGACGACGATCTGGACGCCGGTCCGCTGAGCGAGGTCGAGGTCATGCGTCTGCGCAAGCTCCTGCGGGCCGACGACCGCGCCACCTGGGCGCGCAAACAAATAATGACCTTCACACCGTGGGTGGTGGGCCTCGTATCAGGCCTGTGGGCAGCCTGGGAATTCATCACCAAGCACTTCAAGCCATGACGCAACTACACCAGCTCGCGCAGCGCTACTGGCGCATTACTTGGTTGTTGATGCTGGCCTGGCCGGCCTGGTGGGCGCTCGACCGCGAGCCGCCGTTTCGGCAACTTGCGCCCGCCACCTACACCGCAGTGCGCCCAGGCGGCACCACCGTGATCGTGCTCCCGTCAGTCCAGCGCGATCTGGACCGCGACTGC